GATTCAGATGTAGACGAACTCGATACTATGAAACCGGCAGATGCTGCCCATGCTTGGCGACAGATCATCGCTAGAAACCGTCAGAAGAAAGCAAACGGAGAGATTAACACAGTTGGAGTAACGACAACGCCTGAAGGCTTCAAGTTTGTCTGGTCAATGTGGAAGAAAGACCCCAAGCCCGGCTATGAGATCATACAGGCTCCCACAAGCTCGAATCCGCACCTGCCCGATGGATATGTTGACTCTTTAAGAGATAGCTACCCAGAGCACCTGCTAGCCGCTTATCTCGAGGGTGAGTTTGTAAACCTGACAGCCGGAACGGTTTACCTGAACTATGACAGGATCGGGTGCGCAAGTGATGAGCAAATAAAGCCGGGTGAAGCGTTATATATTGGTTGTGATTTCAACGTCACCAAGCAGGCGGCGACCGTATACGTGCAAAGGGAAGGCGGCAAAGAGTGGCATGCAGTTGATGAGTTGGTAAACATGTTTGACACGCCTGATATGATTAAGATCATCAATAGCAGATACAAAGGGCATCCGATCTACATCTACCCAGACGCATCGGGCGGCAGTAGAAAAAGCGTGGATGCGAGCCTGTCAGATATCGCGCTTTTGGAGCAAGCAGGCTACAGGGTAAGAGCGAAAAAGAAAAATCCTGCAGTAAAGGATCGGGTGCTCGCAATGAACAAGGCGCTGGAATCTGGGGCTGTACGCATCAACGCGAATTTGTGTAAAAATGTGGCCGAATGCCTTGAGCAGCAAGTTTACAACGACAACGGAGAACCGGACAAAAGCAGCGGGAAGGATCACCAAAACGACGCTACAACTTATCCTATCGTGTACGAGTTCCCGGTTATCAGGCCGGTCGCTAACGTGCCCTTTAAATATGTTGTTTAATGCTAGGAAGCCGAATCGATGAGCGTAACAGACAAACACCCGGATTTTGACCTATACCTGAAAAGCTGGCAAAGGACGCGAGACGCCGTAAAAGGCACTGTGGCAGTCAAAGCCAAAAAGCAAGAATACCTACCAGTCCCGGACGCTGAGAGCTACGATGAGCGGCAAGGCGTCTCTACGGTTCGCTATAAGCAATATATTAAGCGGGCACTGTTTACCAACTTTACGGGGAGAACTAAGAACGCCTTAGTTGGTGCGGCATTCAGGAAGGAGCCCAGCTTAGAACTGCCAACCCAGCTAGAATATTTAGAGGAAGATGCAACTGGCGACGGCTTAGGGCTGATCCAGTTAAGCAAGGACGAACTCAGTAATATTCTCGAAACTGGCCGCACCTTCTTATTGGTTGACTATCCGCAAGCTGAGGAGGGGCTATCTGCCGAAGATGTGAGCCGCCTCGATCTTCGCGCCTCGATCATCCCTTACACAGCCGAACAAGTGATAAACTGGAAAACTTCGGTGATGGCTGGCCGAAAAGTCTTAACCTTGGTTGTGCTTGCCGAAGAATACAGCAAGGGCGATGATGAATTTTCGCACGATACCGATACTCAATATCGAGTTTTAAGGCTAAGAGAGGAAGGCTACAGCCAACAAATCTACAGGGATAATGAGCCATATACCGATGAAGTGTTTCCACGAAAATCGGACGGCACGATATGGGAAGAAATACCGGGGATATTTGTTGGCTCGAAAAATAACGACGCAACCATTGACGACGCCCCTTTGTCAGATATTGCCGATGTGAACATCGCGCATTATCAAAACTCAGCCGATTATGAAGAGTCGTGTTTTTTGACTGGTCAACCAACTCTATTTTTGACCCACAGCCTGAGTATGGATCAGTGGCTAGAATACAACCCAAACGGGATCAAGCTAGGTTCGCGGTCTGGGTTTGTGTTAGGTGAGACCGGCAGCGCTCAGTTGCTGCAAGCTAACCCCAATTCCTTAGTTCTGGAAGCCATGAAAGCCAAAGAAGCGGCAATGGTCGCCATTGGAGCGCGTATCATTACCGATAGGGCCGGGAACGAAACGGCAGAAGGCGCTCGCATACGATTCGCCAGTGAAAACAGCGTGCTCGGTGATATTGTCCAAAATTTATCAATGGGCATCCAAAAATGTGTTGAATGGGTCGGCGAGTTCATGGGTGCTAGTGATTCCGAGGCTGAGTTTGAGATCAACCGAGAGTTTTACGACAAAACAGTCGATCCGCAGATGCTTATGTCAATGGTGACATTGTTAGACCGGCAAATACTAGCGGATCAAGATATATTCGACCGACTGAAGGCGGCAGGCATCGTTGAAGGCGACCGAACGCTTGAAGATATCAGGGCAGAGCTAGGCGAGCTAAACCCTCTAGCGGGGTCAGAGGAAGTGGTAGCGGGGTTTGGGGATACAAGCGAGCAGGAGCTTAACAGAGCGCTTGCAGAGAGCTTGAAGCGTGAAGCCTAATCAACTACTAGCTTTAGTCATAGAACGCCTGAGAGCGCTTGAGAAGCGCTTATATGCGCGTATTGACGGTTTATCCGGCCGAATCACTGAAGTTGCCGAGTTTAAAGCTGTACCCGGCCCAAAAGGCGAGCAAGGCCCAAAAGGTGAGCCCGGAATTGGCGAAAAGGGCGAGCAAGGCGCAATCGGGGAGACAGGCCCGCAAGGATTGACAGGCGAGCGCGGCCCCGAAGGCAAGCCCGGAAAAGACGGCAGAGACGGTAAAGACGGCAAGCAAGGCAAGGCTGGGGAGCGAGGGCCAAAAGGCGACACAGGGCCATCTGGGCCTTCTGGCGTTGGAATGCGAGGCCCGGCTGGCAAAGATGGCATAGACGGCAAAGACGGAAAGGATGGCGAGGTGCCAGATCATCAAGTCAAAGATGATCGGATAAGATTCAAAAAGCCGAATAATAACTGGGGCAAATGGTTAGACTTAAAAGCTATCACTAATGTTTATAGTGGCGGCGCAATTCAAGCGCAAAAGGCTTGGATTGATTACGCGGTTGGTTATTCCGAAGAGCCTGTTTTATTAGGGTCTTTTGGTATTGGCGAAGTCTATCAATACAACTACACCGACAACACCCTCTACCGCGTCATAGGGACTAGCTCGGACATTTTCTATAGTTTGTTTGCCGATGGTGTGGCGACAAACATCGTGGCGCAGAGGGCTCTATGACTGTATCTGTAACGTGGAATGGGTCAACAATTACAAATGCCACAGTAACGGCTGGAACGCCCGAGTCTGGGTGGAGTGTTGTTAAGGTTACGTCTGGGGGTGGTACTCCCGGCGTTGAGCCTGCTGATGGGTCAATTGATGGCGACGGCGCTATCACGACCACCTCAAATCAAAAGCGTATTTTGTTGTACTACGATTTAGGCGCGGGCAATGAGCTAGATTTCAGCGGTGGCGGCGCTCAAGAGGGGCAATTTGTTTATATTTGGGCTAATTTTCTCGCGGCTAGCCTGTTAAACCCTTACCAATCTGGTGGCTTTGGCGTTTTTATGGACTCTAATGCGCCATCTTCTAACCAGCATGCGCTCTGGTATGTGTACGGCAGCGATAATTACTCTGGAGGCTGGAAAAGATTCATTATCGACCCGACAACAACGCCAAGCACAAACCCCGGAACGGCGATTAACACAGCGGCCATTCGTTATATCGGCATTTTTGCGGAAACAAACGCTACCGCCCGATTTGACAACATGATTGTTGACCGGATGGACGTTGGCAATGGATATGATATTACCGGCACATCTACCTTAGGTTTGATGCAAGAGGTGTTAAATTATGAGAAGAGCGGCTCACCTCTAAACGTTTACGGAGTAGTCAAGAGCTTGAACGACTCCGATACTGCTTTTGAGCTGGCAGGAACCCTAAATCTCGGTGATACAACAGCGACCAACTCAACAATCTCTGATAACGACTCAAAAATATTCGTCGCCGAGCCTATCTATTACAACGGCACCGCAGACGCTCCCTCGGTGCCTACAACAGCCTTTGGCATAAATGTAGTAGGTGGGGCAGGGGTTGAATCTTTGACGCTAGGTAACGCCGTAGGCACGTCTGGTGGCCGGAACGGAATTACCCTTGTTGGCAACTCAACCTATGATTTTGCCGTTGATTTCAGCGATGGAAACGTAGAAACGGGTAACTGGTTTGGATGTTCGCTGGAGAATCTGAGCGGTGCGCTCTCATTTGATGCCGCAAGTCATAGTTTCAAGGGTAATTCGGTAGTAAATTGCACCGGAATGTCTTTTGTGACAGGTTCAAGCGCTTCGGAATGCTCTTTTGTCTCTTGCGGTACGGTGAGTTTGGCCGGTACAGCCTCTTTAACTGATTGCATCTTTGCAGAGGCAGATGCCAATGCGGTGCAAACGGCAGATTTAGATAATCTTAGTGATTGCTCTTTTACCAGAGGCAGTGCGGGCCATGCGGTAGAGTTGACCTCAATTGGTGATGGTTCAATGGGGTGGAATTGCAAGCTGACAGGTTATGC